AGATGTTTCCATAATTCAAGACATAGTCAACCGCACCCTGAGTATGTTGAACTCCACCTTGAGATACTTGACTTGAGAATAATCCAGCGTGTTCAATGTCCCATTTGTGTTCAATTAACTTTTCTTTCCAAGTTCTTGCCCACTCGTTTGGTTCATATTTAAGAGCTGTTGCTCTAGCTGTATTAGTCATACCAAATTCAGTTCTAAAGATTTGAGTTTGTCCATAACCAGTTGAATAAGGGTTGTCTTTCCAACTTTTATTTAGAAGCGAAGAACCTTCAGCGTAAGATGTACCTACAACCATAGTTCTTTTAGCTTCTAGATTTTCAGCAATGTCTAGATTGTATACTTCACAAACTGGATTATCGCCTGAAAAGGAAGCCAAATAAAGTGCCGCAGCTGAGTTAGCAGCTCTAAGAACTGTTGCCTCAATTTGCTTTACTTCAGCAGTTGCTGAACCGCCACCACCTGATAGGTCTGCAGCTTCTTGAGCACCTACAGAATCAATCTTTACAAGAATGTAATCTGATACTGCTCCACCGCCATCAGTTGAAGAAACAGGTACTTTAAGAATTTGATTTGGCATCAAAAACTCAGGAGCTGTTCCTGCATCACCTACGTGAATTTCGGTATTTGAATTTCCTTGAATGTTTTGAATGTTACCTGCTGAAAAGTAATCACTAGCAACAAATAAAGAAACACTTTGTCCAGCTGCTGTAATAGCTGCATCACTTGTGTCTTTGATATCTGCTGAAGTAAATACATCAGTTGTACCATTATTAAAACCTACTACATAGACGTATCTTTTCATAAAAGAATGTCTTTTTTCGGTATATTTGAATTGTGGGTCATCAGTTGGTTTTTTCGCTAAAGTTGAAACCAATCTGAAGAAAGGTGTCTGAGATAGAGCTAATTCTGAAAATCTTTCAGAAAAGTCATATCGTCTACGTAAATCTCCAGTATCTAACGCTGAACCAGCAATTCCGCTAAAACCACCTTGGCTTAATGCTGTACTATCAACAATTGCCAAAGGGCTTGTTTTGGGATAACTTGTATCTGCCATTTTTAGTCCCTCCTAAGGGTATGTTTAGGTTATTATATTATACTATCTAACCCAGTACCTGTCGAAAGCAACTTATCAAAGACGGCATCGTCTACTGATTTTTCTTCTCTTTGTGCGTTCCCTGATGATGCAATACTTGTTGGCATTTGCCTAACGTTCTTCATCTGATTAATTACTTCATTCCTAGTATTATTAGCTACCGCTTGGTCTCTATTTTCTCTATTCTTTAAGTAATAAACATCTTCTAAAGTAAGTTTGTGTGATTTTGCATAATCAATTAAATCATCGTATTCATCTTCAGAAACATTATGTCTAACTTTAAACTCTTGTTCCTCAGAAGCTCTACGTGATTGTTCTGATTGTTTTTGGGCAAAATCATTCAATCTTCTTTGCACCACTCCATCAACAGTTGCATTAAACAACTTTGCTGATTCTGAATTAGGGTCTGACACAGCTTCGTCATAATCAAAGACAAAATCTTCGTCTAATCCTAATTGCTCTTTTACACTTGTAGGTGCTGAGCCACCACCCTGAAAATAACCTCTAACGTGAGAAATTAAATTCGGGTCCTCTTTCATAGCATTTAGTAAAGGCATATAAGGTTCTAACTCTTTTAAACGAGTGTTAAGTCGTTTAGCTTCACGAGAAGAATCACTATATCTCTTTTCTAAATTTGCTACATCCATTTCTGGATTAGCTACTTGCTCTTGTTGTTCAGGGTTCCCTTGAAGGGAAGTTATCTGCGTCTGTTGAGCTGGTTCTGGACTATCTTGGTCCAGGGTTTCACCCATAACTTGTCTATCAAGCTGAGAAAAAAAATCTTCTGCAACAGTATCATTACCTTCATCTTGAGGGGCTAACTCTTGATGCTGTTTTCTTTCCGCATCATCAATCATTAGGTTGTTCTCTATGTTTTCCATACTGTAAATCTCCTTAATTTACTATTATTATTCTGTATTATCAACGTTTTTGTTTGATAATTCTTTTTCTCTATCTGTCATACGTTGTTGCAATAGTTTTTGTTGTGCAATGGTCTTAGTAATTTGTGAATCTATTTCTCTACTACCTTCGTCTATTCTATTTTGTATTTCAGATTGAACTACTTGTCGTTGTAATGTTTCAATAGTACTTTCTCTATCTTTTAATGTTTCAGTTAGACTTTCTAGCTGTGATTGTAATTGGCTATAAAGTGATTTACGTTGTAAAATAGATTTCTTGTTACGTATATCAGTATGTTCTAGCATTGCTATATCATCTATAAGACCAGATTGATACCATTTGAAGTATTCATCTAATAATGCCCAACGATTAATTGGTTGTGTTGCACCAGCTACAATACGAATATCAAATTGAGCGGCGCTATAATCGTTAAAGCGTTCTACAACTTCTCCAAAATCATTGTACATAGGAATATTAATAGATACTTGTTCTATTTCACCTTGTGTTTGACCAGATTCTGGTTGTACAATTCTAAACACTTTCTGTGATGTATAGGTAAATTGTGCAATATCTTTAAACACGTGTCCTAAATGTTCTAGGGCTGGTTCTACACAATTGTTTACCCATTGTCTAATTCTTCTTGTTCCATATTCATCCATTGCTAACATACCACGATAAGTTTCGTGGCTATCTTGACCAACACCTTGCATACTAGATGAAATACCACTAATGTATTCTATATCTGCTTTACCTTGTTGAGTTACAGTATAAAACGCATTATTAATTGGTAATGGTTGTACTGGTGTAGGTGGAGTAAATCCTTGTCTGAATTTTAACATCGCACCTGGAGCAGATGAATATTTTTCCCATTCTTCTTCGTCTACAGCACCTTCGGTGTATAACCATCTTAGATTACTTGCAAGATTTGCATTATGTAGCATAATTTGATGTGCTTTATTGATTTCTCTTTGTTTACCAATCATAGGCAATACTGCACTCATAGGAAATGGAGTATTGGTATGCATATATGGTACTGGAACAATTGGATAATCTTTAATTGGCAATATTGTTTCGTATAAATACATATCACCAGCACTTGCACACATTTTTACTTGTGTTTTGTAAAACTCTACCGCTTCTACTAATTTATTTCTAAACATTGGACTTTTATTCAAATCATCAAACTCGTCTTTTGTCATTACTTCTTGTATAGTTTGTGTCTGAGCTTGAACCATTTGTGCTTCCATTAATGCCATTTGTTCATTAATCTGAGCAGCCATTTGTTCTTGTGTTTTTTGTAATTCAAGTTCCATGCGTTCTTGAAGCATTTCACCTTGTGCTACAAGTCCAGTTAATTCTGTTTCACGTTCTTTTAAACGCACATCATTTTCTTGAGCCATCATTTCAACATTTGCTTTAGCTTGTTGTTTAATAGCTTCTAATTCTTCAGGGGTCGGTGTTTTCTTTAAAAATACATTAACAAAAGGTACACGTTCTTTTGTGTACACTTCATAGTAATCTAGAATTTCATCTTGTTCGCCTTCTAGTGTATATGCTTCTTGCTCTACATCGCCTGGTTGTATATTTGTAGATTCGTGTATATCACGCATTGAATAATTTTTTGTTTCAGCATTTCCTGAAGCTCTAACAATTTTACGTTTAAAATCAGGAAACATTTTCATAAGTTGTGTTTTAGGTAAATTCTTTTGAACGATAATATAACTCGCATCTCTATAAAGAAAGTCCCTACTCATAGGGTCTACATACACATCATAAGGGTCAATAGTTTTGAATACTACTTCACCCATACCTTTATCAGCATCAGGGTCAATATCTACTCTAAAAAATCCTACACCTTTTACTAAAGCATCTTGTATAACATTACCAAACAAACTTTTACCACCAGATAAATGCCAACAATATTCAGCAACCATAGAGTGTACGTGTGCAATATCAGTATCACTACCATCTGTACCTATTGCTTGCCACTTTGGATTGTTTGCTGTAACAAAGTATTTCATAATTTCAATCGCTGGTGTAATACGATTAATAATAAAATCTGGCATACCACCTTCTCTTAAATCTTCTTGTTCTTCAGCAGTAAGTTGTTCGTTTAAATAAAAATCCATACATTTTTGAGAATCCATAAACCATTTTTTACGATAATAACTATTTGATTTTTGAAACAATTCTCTATTTTGCAATGCTTTGTTTTTTCTACCTTTTTTAGCCATAATTATTTCTTCTTAACTATTTTTTTAATTTTACCATTATGTGTTCTTGCAAATTTATGTGTTTTAGTTTCTCTAATTAAAGTTCCACTATAACGTTTGCCTCCCCACATCCAACTTACTTTTTTAGTCATTTCTTTTTCTTGCCTTTTCCTGTTTTTCTTTTTTTAGGCGGTCTACCTACTTTAGTTCCGTATGTTCCTTTTCCGTATGGCATAATAATCTCCTATTAATCTCGTATCTCAAAATGCGGTAAATCATCAAAGTTATTATCTTTGACTTGTGTATCAGAATCCCAATCTCCACCCCAACGAATATTATATCCTAATGAAGTAGCTATTCCTTTTACAAATCCAGCAAAATATGTAAATCGTTCTCTATCTTTCCAATCTACTGGATAAGGAGCAACGTCTACAGCCATTGATGGATATTGATTATGTTTTCCTTTTGGATATTTTAGTTTACTAAATCCTTCTTCAAATAATTTGTTCTGTTCTTCTTCTCCACGATGTCCTTGTAATACAGTACAATCAAAATCTTCTACAACTTTTTCAAATATTTCAATTAATCTTGGGTCGCAAGTATTTAATCGTTTTTTTGATGTATTTCCAAATTCAGCCATTATTGTTTTTTAATTGCCTCAAAAATATTAAATTTATTTAATTTACTTTTAGCTCTTTGAACAGTATCGTTATAAATTTCTCTATTTGTTCTTGCTTCAGGAAATACTATTTTATATTCTTCGTCTGTTAAATTATTAATACCACTTTGCCATTTTTTGTACAATGCTTCGTTTCCGCTTTCTAATAAATGTGCTGGGTATCCTTGTTTTTTTGCATACATAATATTTGAAATGTATTGGTCATCAAATCCTTTTTGCAAATATTCATTATATTGTCTATCAGCTTTTGCAGTTTGTGGACCATAAATTCCATCTACTTGAACATCAAAATTCATATTTTTTAATTTTTGTTGAAATTCCATATCCTTTTGATTTTTTGTATATGGTTGTGCGGCAGTACCCATTTGACTAAAATCTTGCATATATCTAGGAGTTTTCATTGGAGCAACTTGTGCAGGACCAGGATTTTTAATAGAACCATCTTGATTGTATTCTATTGTACCTATAGGTTTTTCTAGCTTTGGAGTAGGCATTGGTTTAAATGCATTATCTCCAGGACCATCATTAAATTCCAAACCAGTCATTATAGGTTTTTCCATTCTAGGTAAATTTCTTTGTTGCTGTTGTCTTAGTAAAAATGCCTCCATTGTCTCATTTGCGTATTTTTTGTCTTGTGGCATAACTTATTCCTTATTTTTTATAAACTTTTTCCGCACCTGCAATACCAAACGAACCTAAAGTAACCCAAACAAACGAATTGTAAATATAATCATTAACTACTAATTCTACACCTGCAATACCTAATACTAAATCTACAATTCCAAATACACACATTAGTGCAAAAGAAATAAATCCAATAATAGATTTTTCGTTATATTCGTTGTCGTCTTTAAATAAATCCCACATTATGCTGTTACCCAACTTTTTGCTTTTCGTTTTGGTTTATACCATTTAGGCTTACCACTTGCACCATCTTGTTTATAATTAGGCGGAAAAGCGTGTAAATTCGCATAATATAAACTCTCAATGGTGTCATCGTGCGCCATTCTTGGTCCAAATGTAATGATTTCGTTAATTAAATCAAACATATTTTCTCTTAAATATAAAGAACCTGTACTAAAAATGCCAGATAAACCTGAATAAATTCTATTTCTTTTCTGTTGACCTCCTGGTTTTTCAGGAATTACGCTAATATCATAACGATTAATTCTTCTCCTTTCGTCATTTAACGCTTGAAAAATACTTCTATTCATAGCAACATCTTCTACAGTAGCACTTACACAATTATACTTGTTATATAATTCAATAATATAATCTACTACTCCTTTTTTATCCATAATACTTCCATCAGGATTTTTTGTACCAATAGTTGGAATACTACGATGACGTTCATATTCTAATACATAACGATTGTTATTAGTGTCTACCGCAATTATCATAATAGCACTAAAGTCTGATTCTTTTGTATTAATATCCGTAGCAGGGTCGCAGCCAATAAATACATTGACTGGTTTTCTATCTCCGTCCATTACTAAATAACTTTGTTTTTCTTCGCTATTATATTCGTAATACCCTTCCCAATACTTCAAATGTTTTTGTGTCCAAACAGAATCTTCTTCTGATTGTACTTCCATCATATACTCCTGATAAAATTTTGAAGGTGTACCAGAATCGTGATAGAATTTTTTCTTTTCTTCTAATTTTGATATTGGAAACCAACTATCCCACAAGGACGTACCATCGGGTTGAATTGCTTTATAGGTAATTACTCTCCACGCAAAATCTTCTTGCTTTTTCTGACTACGTTCGTAATTAATGATGAGATTATTGATAAAGCTATCAAAGTGCACAGGAGTACCATTGACCCTAAGACGACCAGTATGAGGCTCAATAGCAGGATAAACAACAGCAGTAACGAGATTGCTATTCTTAGCCCTCGCTTCAGCCGTGATAGTATTTGCTTCGTGTTCAAAGTCGTCCAAAATGATAAGGTCGTATCTTTTATGTAGTTTACTACCTCCTCTAATACCCGCAACATTCGATTTACTAATAAGTTTACATCCATTTGTTAACTCCACATCTTCTTCTGTCCATTTTTTTCCTTTAAGATTCCCAAAATAATATTTAATAGAATCGTTGTACTCAAAATGGTATTTAATATAATCCATATTACCCGTACTTAGTTTTTGTGTTGCAGACACCCACGCATAAAATAGCATATCGTCTTTCGGACAAAAACAAAAGTCTTTGATAATAGAGCATTTCGTAAGAACTGTCTTCCCGTGTCCTCTTGGTAGAATTACTGCTAATTGTTTGACGCTATTATCATCAATTGCATCCGCCATTTCATAATGAAACGCAGGAGTTTCACTACGCATGAAGTCATCGGGAAGAAACAGTTTTCCAAACGCTATTAAGTCTTTACTCGCTAGGAGTAGAGCTTCTTCCGCTTTGCTTACGTTTTTCTTGTTTATGTTCATTTGCTTTTACTTCTTTTTCGATAAATTTGGTTAATTTATCTTGGTGTTTATTCATTCGTATATATTTATCTAACACATCATCTAGCATACGCATATGATTTGCAACAAAGTTAATACGATTTTCCAACTCTTTGATAGAACGAACAATGTCGTGCTTTGTAAGAGTCGGTTTATTACGTTTTGACATTTATCCTCCTTGACCTATGTAGCGTTTCTTATAATATTTCTTAGACAATTTGTTTCCAAATTTGGTGTTCTTTGATTGTCCTTGTCGTGTTTTTTTCTTTTGCACGCTTCGGATTTTCTCACTACCAAATATTTGTCTACGAGCCATTATTTTTTTACCTTTCTCTTAGTCGTTCTTTTTTTGGTTGTTTTCTTTTTGCCTGTAGCATACTTTCTTCTACTATTACCTGTTTTTAATTCGTCTCCGTTCATAGTAAACATCTCCACAATTGCTTTTTTTATTTTATTTAAATTAAACATTAGTTCTCCCAACAGTTTATTTGTTTTTTTGTAAATTCCATTGTAATCCAACCCGTACGCTGAATGCCATAAAATGAGTATCGTGCATAATCTGCGTAACGCATAAACGACCCTCCTCTTACATACCATTTACGTTTAAGTGTTTCTTCTCCGTTATCGTCAATCGTTAACGAATCCATTGGTTTACAATATAGTTGGTGATTATGTCCTAAGAAAAAGACATCTCCGTCGCTATAGACAGATGCCATTTGATTTAATTCATTATCACCATTCTTTGCGCCGCTTTTTCCGTGTCCACTTACTAAAAACCAGTCTTTACCTTGAATACTAATCTTTGCATACCCTGGTAATCTAAAGTAAGGTACATCCATTTCAGCCGCTAAAGTCTTACAGACATCAAAGTCTAAAATATTAAAACTACGTAAGTAGTCGTGGTTCCCGCCACGAATAAATAAACATTTATCCGCAATTGGTTGCACCAATTTTAGAAAGGCGGTGTATTGGTCCTCAGGAGCCATAGATTGTCCACGCTGATTAATATTATAATTCGGTGGAATCAGTTCAATCAAATCACCATTACCAAACCATCGTGCATTAGGGTCTTCGTAGATAATCTTAATTGCTTGTTGAAACTTTTGCAAATCAAATTCGTTCGCCCCAACGTGTATATCCGTCAACCCGTGAATACGCAACTTTTCATCACTTGACACCTGAAAGATTTTTCCAGGTTCAATATGTTTGGCATCATATTCTTTTACATCAGAAGGAATAGGTATAGAAAACCATTTCCCACAAGACTTACAACTAAATTGTTGTTTGACTGTTTCTTTGTTTCGTTTCTTTCCTTCTTTTTTTGTTAGCATACTGCTACAATGTGGACATATCATCAGTTTCCTCCTGTGGTTCCACTTCATCTTCAAAGGCATCAGGTAATGCTTTACGCTGTGCACTTTCTATTTGGTCTGGTGAAAATCCTTGGAACAACCCTACAACACCTGTGTCAATTTTCTTGACTTGGTTTCCTAAAGTACCAATTGCTTTTCCCAATTCTTTTAATGATTGTAATGCAATATTTTGGTCTTCACTAGTATCAGCTAGTTGTTTTAGCGACCCTAAGATATATGCGTGGTCAATTCCTAATTGCTTTGCTATATCTTTTGCACTTTTCTCTACTTCACTCATCACTCTCTCCTGTTTAAGTAATATTACTGCTTTTTTTCGTGCTTTTTGTGCATTGTCTTCTTTAAACGTTTGCATATACGCACTAACTGCATCCGTTCCTACTGCAACTTGTGTTGCAAATAATTTTTCTCTTTGAGTACACTTGGTTCGTTGTTTCATTCGTTGCGCACCCGTTAATAATTCTGGATTAGTAGAAAACGTATACCTATTTGGATGTTTATCAAAATCCGTATCCATAAAAGTTTTAGGTTTATTTAAAAATGTACCTACAATTGTTCGGACATATCCGTTTGTAAGTTTATAATTTTTTGTATCGCCAGGGTGAGACATAGATTTTGATTTTAAGATTTGAACAATATTACCATCATCACTATATACCCAATCTCCCTCTTTGGCTGTTCTCCAATCTTTCACAATAGGAGTATCTTTATCATAGTGTTCGTAAAATTCTTCCAAGGTTTCATAGACATAATGGCGTTTATATTTAATAGTATTTGATTTCATTTCTTTTTACTTAATTGTTTATGCAACGACTCAATTAAATACATTACTTCTTTATCTACCCAATATTTATTTCCATTAATTTCTAGCGGTACTTTTTTTATTTCTTCTTCCATATCAATTGTAGACAATACCATATCTTCATCTTCTAAGTCGTCATTTTTAAGCCACTTATCAATTTTAGATAGTTTTTCTATCTCTTCTAAGATATTCAATTGGTCCTCTACAGGAAGCCTTGATAACCATAATATTCCGTATGCCATATTTTTTTCCTTGACAAGCACGTCCAAACCCATTAACTTAACAGGGTTATCTACCCGTTATCTACTAGTATATACTAGTAAATAATTAGTAAATAATATTTATTTCTTTTTCTTTGGTACTTTCTTTTTCTTTAAAAGTTCGACCAACTGTTTATTCAGACGTTTTTCAGATTCTTCTTGTTGTCTACGAGCAACACCTGTTAATCCGTCTCTACGAATATCTTTAGAAGTTATTGTCATAATACACTAATATAAGTAATAAAACCCATGTGTTCCAACATTTTTTTTAAGCATTTTGAAATAGACCTATACACACACACCCTACCCCCCTTAGTGGGATTATCAATATCAATTTTTCAATTATGAGGAGAAATCAATTATGGCTAAAGCGAAGAACAACGCTACTCCAACAATAGATGAGAAACAGTTAATGTTAAAGCTATTCAATGTCCAAGTACAATTGAAGATGGCGGCTTTGACCAAGCGTCTCAACTCTAGAGCTGGATTACCAGGTTGGTTAGTAGACAAAGAGATTAACTCTTTAATAGACTCAGCGAAGACTATGGGACTTACAGGTGAAGGCTCAGATGTTAAAGCATCGCTAGAGGAATTTAAAGCAGTAGCAGCGTCTATCCAATCTAGTTAGCAGTAGCTAGTGTCTGAATTAAGATTCGGGGTTTAGTGCACCTGGCAACAGAACGCACTTAGTTACTTTATTTATTATTATTATTATCATTCTATTACAGATACAGTAATATTGTAGGTGATATGGCATATATACTTACATATTTTAGGTAGATACGATAGATATAGTTTAATAAGTAAAGAAAGACACCCTATATACTATAAACTTTTAAGTAAACATGGGTAAACAACAATAGATTTACACAAATCGCTTAAATACGGCGTTATTTTCTAAATGTGATATGTCGAGTCGCACTAGGAAATATAATACAACCTATGCATATTCTTATGCGTAAAAAGGAACAAATATGAAAGTAGAACAAGTAAAAATAGTTCGTAAGATGAATAACTTACTATGCGGTGGTTATATGACCAAAGGCAAAGTAGAGATTATTTGTGATTTCATGCGTAAATATAATATCGATTGTACTAATGAAGATATTGATACGTTCTTACGCACTATTAGTGTAATAGAAGATTACAATTAGTATTCATATAACTTGGCGGAGTTATGCCTCTTGTGGGCGACCGTAAACTATGTGAAGTAGTTGAAACGTGACTAGTCTTATATAGTATTATTTATAATGCATAATAGATAATCATTTACAATCACGGTATGTATAAGATAAATGAAATATTTGCACAAATCGGTTATATAAATCCAGGCATCAATGCATAACAAAACCAATAAATTTTTTTCTCGTAGTAAGGACCTTTATCGCTCATTACCTCGTTCCTTTTCTTAGTTGTTTATCAGTTAGGTTGGTAAGGGTCCAAAAATTATTAAAATACGGCTATATTTGTGGATAATAATGTAACACCATACATAATCCACCTTGAGGCAATCAGATATCCAATGTATATTTGAGTAGTTAGGCAAGGGTCAACTGACTGAGCAAACCTATGCTAATCAAGATACTTATACAAGCGAAAACGCAGGTGTATCATATAAGTATTGTGGGGGGATAGCTTCCCTATGCGTAATCCCACTATAGACGTATTTTAATATGTTTAATCAAGATAGAAAACATCAATAAAATAGTAGAGGAGAATGATTATGTCTAAACCTTATCATCAGTATTATAATGAGATACAAGATACTGATAGACGTAAAAGTATCGCTGTTCTAAGAGCATATAAACATTATAGACAAGAAACAATGTTAGGTCGTATTGCAGTTAGAATGGATAGTTTAATTGATTTACTAAGAAGGAGGACTTAGTATGGGATTCGATTTAATAGCAAAAAAACCAAGCTCAGAACAATATAGCGATTTTCGATTTAATGTCTGGGGATGGAGATTACCTTGGAACTATATTTGTCATTTTGCACACGATGAATTACTCAAAAATAAAAAACCAGTAATTATAGATGAATCTATATGTAAAGGTGGCGGATATAATGACGGAACTACAGTTTCAAGTGAACAAGCAAAAAAGATAGCAGAAATTATCTTTAAACACGATAAAGATGGTACGCTGGACGAATTGGAAGACTCAAATAGAAATGATAGACTTGAAGCAAATAAAATTAATAAAGAACTAGAAAAAAAGATGGATAAGTTAAAACAAGAAGTAGAAAAAGAAACTGGAAAGTCTGGACTTGCTCCTATAAACTATCCAAAGAAATTTCGAGTAAAGTATGATGAGTTATCAAATCAAAGAGATTGGCGTTCTTATTATGGATTTAATAAAGAAAGTATGTTATCATTTGCAGAGTTTATGAAACAATCTGGAGGGTTTGAAATATGGTAAATAAACAAAGCCAAAAATATCGCATCTTAAGGCACTTAAAAAAACATAGACGCATCACATCAATGGAGGCGTTTAGAAAATTTAATGCTACAAGACTTAGTGGTATTATATACAATCTTAGAGAAGATGGATTTAACATTAATACAGAGCGTATTGTTAAAAATGGAAAATCGTTTGGACGATATTATCTAATTGAAAACGATACAAATGAATCATTGTTACATCAATATTTCTTACAAGATTGGGCAGTAATTAATGGTTAGCACTCTACTTGTTTTACTTGGTGCGTAAACAAAAGGTTGGGGTATATTCTTAGTGGATATACCTTGACTTTTTCTATTGATATTGCTATATTTAGAAACATTTCTAGGAGGAAATATATGATAGATATTCCGAAAATATATAACGATTATTTACAACAAAAAAACAAAGAAAATCGTGAAAAGTACAAAGATTACCAAGGGTGGTTTAGTGCTAGTAGCGCAGGTAGTTGTTATAGAAAGCAGTTGCATAGGCAACAAGATTTAACGTTAGAGCCTTTAGAAGAAAAAAGTGCAAGACTTTTAAGATTAGGAACTCTAATACACGCAGACTTTGAACAGGCGTTAAAAGATTGGGACATACAAGAACATATAGATAAACCTGATGAGGTACAAATATTTACAGAACATAGAATAGAGATACCTGAACTAAATGTAATGGGTCATCTAGATATTGGTGTTGTCAATCGTGAAGGTGAAATGATACACGTATATGATATCAAAACCGCAGGTGCTTGGAAATGGCGTATGAAGTTTGGTAGAAATCCAGACAAGAGTCCTAGTACAAATTATGAGTTACAGTTAGCTACATATGCTATAGGACTAGGTAACCAAGAAGATATAACTGATGTGAGATTATCCATTATGTGGTATAATAAAGATAATTCACAAATGAAAGAAGAGCCAATTTCTAATATGTATATGGAAGCGGCTTTCGACTATTGGACAGATTTAAACGAAACAAGCGATAATATAAAGGGTGAGGCAGAAATGCTAGACCCTGGAAGTGAAAATGTTCCCGTATATAATTGGGAATGTAAATATTGTGAGTTCCAAGGAAAATATTGTCCTGGATTATATAATATTTAAACACTAGAAAGGAGGAAATCTAGTGGAAGAAGTAACAATACAAGAATGTAGTATTTGTCATCAAGATATAGATAAACAAATACTATCAAGGATAAATCCATCTACAGGAGTAGAAATAAGAGATGTATACTGGACGGAGGGACACAACGCTGAACCAGTTACAGATGGTAGATGTTGTACAAGTTGTAATAATGATGTTGTAGTGCCTGAACGCATTAGAAGACTTCAGGTGGAGAATGCATATGACGCTTGATACATATAAAAATCCTATAAATTGTTGTCTTTGTGGAGAAAAACTAGGAAACCCTTATGGATTCAATGCAGAGCCAATAAAAAATGGAAGATGCTGTGCAGTATGTAATTACCAAGCAGTATTACCAACACGACTAAAACTATTCGTAAATCAAATAAAGAAAGAAGGTAAACACGATGGCAAACGTAAATAGTAAAACTTTTGGAGATGTAGTTGTTTATGAAAGTGAATGGCGTTCATTTCTAGAAGTGCAGAAGTCTGGAAATCATAATATGATGAGTCCAGCAGCAAGAGTAGAAGGAGGTTGCGACAAGGAAACTTGGTTTGCAATGCTATCTAATTATGAAACACTTGAAAAAGAATGGGGTAACAATGAAACAGAATAACGTATTTGAAGTACTAAGTAAAATAGACGTCAAAGAACACATTGAGAAGAAAGGTAATTTTAGCTATCTTTCTTGGGCTTGGGCTGTAAGAGTATTGCTACAGCACTTTCCAGAAGCAACTTGGCAAGTACATACTTTCTTTGATAACAGCGTAGAAACACCTTATATGCGTACTGAAGCTGGTGCATTTGTACAAGTATCAGTAGATGTAGAAGGAATACGAAGAACCCAAGTACACCCAGTATTAGACCATACAAATAAAACTGTATTAGAACCTAATGCTTTTCAAATAAACACAGCAATACAACGTTGTTTAGCAAAAGCAATAGCACTACATGGATTAGGATTGTATATCTATGCTGGTGAAGATTTGCCAACAGCTCCTGATAAATTAAATAAAGAGCAATATGAATCAATCTTTGGATTGTTGAAAATAATTGACGATAAAGAGTTAGAGGCAAAAGTAATTGAACAAATTGGTGATGAAACTATTAATGACGCTAACTTTAAAGCGGCGTATGCAAAACTTAAACGCAAAGCTGATAAGGTAGGTGCAAAATGAAATTAGAAGATATCAACAATAAAGACGATTATAGAGATGATATATACAAACTGCACACAAAGTATACAATAGGTGTAAACGACGGCAAAGAGTTTCGTGAAGCTACGTTTACTGGTACTAAGTTATATCATGGTAAACCTATGTTAACTTTTGTGATGAAAACAACTGATAAATGGGCAAGAAATAATCATCTTAACTTAAATATTAATCAAAGTTATCTATCCTATGCGATAGAAGAGCCTATGGAGGATAAAAAAAATGGGTAAATTTACTCGTGAAGACGCAAAAGCGATGCTAGATGCTGGGAAAATAGACCAAGAAACTTTTGACGAAATGGAAAAAGATGGTGCGTTTTCTAATTCTAGAAGAACTACAACACGCTTTATTGAAACAGCAGATGGAACTTGGGTTTCTCCAAGACTCTATTTTGATGGATTAGGTAAAGCAGAATACAGCGAAAAAATGCTTGAATTAAAAACAAAGGTAAATTCTTTATTTGAAGAATATACCACAACTAAAACTGGAGACACTAAATGAAACCAATAGAAAATGCGATATACAATGAAAGTAAAAACACATATAAACCAATACCTGAAGGTACATATCCAGCTCATATTAGCAAGTTTGAGTCAAAAGAATATAATGGTGCATATGTATTTAATGTAACTTTTAAAGTAGCAGAAGAAGCCAAAGATATTGAGTTTGCTGAACAGCAAAAAGATAACAATGGTAACTTAGTACCAACAGGTGCTAGTGTTACTGGACAACAAGCTGTAGGCAAGGAATATCGTACTGATAAAGGTATATGGTTAACACCAAACTTATCTGAAGAAGATTCTTGGAAAAACAAACGTTATGCTGAGTTTTTTGCAAGTATTGGTATGGCTTTTGGTAAAGACGACAATGGTAATATGCAATTACAAATGGTTGAAGAAGCTGATGTAATGGGTTTACCTTGTTTAGTTCAGTTAGTCAATACTGAGTTCAAAAATGCAGATGGCGAAACTCGTTCATCACTTAAAGTAGGTAAAGTACATAAGTGGGAAGACGGAGAACGCATTAGTTCTGATGAATTGGAAGCAGATGACTTACCATTCTAATTACTAGACAACGGGGTCGGTGAACTGTAATCAATTGATTATCTTCATATATAACAGACCCCAAGTCTAATATTAAAGAGAGCTTCTATGGTAGCGAAACTCCACATAAACAATGAAATAAATCTGATGGATTCATTTATCTCTTTGAAATATAATGTAAAAAATGTAATTTATATGAGGGTTCAACGTATTGAGATTAACCAGGATATTCCTGGTCATGTAAATACTGGTATGGCTACTTAGAGCCCTCGTATAAAAGGAGGAATTTTGGATAAACTTAAACAAGCACAAGAATTGTTGCGTATAAATACTGTTTGGAACAAAATTATTGAAGAAATAAAAAATACTTTAGAAATTAGTTCCAGCGAAAAAGATATAATAGATGATATTGTGCAAAGAACTTGGGCTGAGGAAAAAGAAAATGAACGAAGCAGTAATAACAATTAAATTAAGCGATAGTGAAGTAAACTTACTTACAGAATGCTTAACAAACACCACCTTAAATGGTGAACACAAACAACCAATTAAAAAACTAACAGATGATTTCTTAGTAATACAAGAACTTGTAAAGACTGAAAGAAGAAAACGTCAATTATTAGATAGTAGAAAATCAATGGATTTATCAATTGTAAATCCTAATTGTGAGGTATGCGATGACTGAATGGAAACCAGTTCCAAAAAAAGGATTAGTATATTTAAAAGACTTACCAATTGGAAGTAAATGTGAAGTAAATGGTCTTACCGTAATGTTAG